TCCAACACTTACTTCAATAAAATTCAATGTTAGTGTATTTGATGCATAAGTTGCGTTAAAATGTGTATCTTGATAATATCTAACTCCATTTATGAAAACACGAATATCGTAGTATTGTGAATTTACTAATAAAGTTCCTGCTATTGTTCCCGTTAATATTCCAGGTGCTTCTATCAATTTTATATCCGTAAATGATATAGTATTATTTGTTACAGGGTTTTGTGTTATATTATTATTTAACGATAAGAAATCTATGACATCTTTATTAGCATTATATGTTGTTGGATTTGTTAAAAGGTCTTCATATCTACCAGTTCCACTAGTCAAATCCGTTTCGGTTGAAAAAACAACAGTCTTACTACTAAATCCTTTTTTAATTGGAGATTGTCCATTAAAAGTTTCGGGTAATAAATATGCCTTAACATTAAGACTAAATTCAACTCGGTTTATTCTTTCCGAACCATCGCTCAATTCATTTGTTATACTGTAATCTTCAACCGTTGTCATAAACTTAAATTTCTTTGCATCTCCCCAGTATTCATCGGAGGCCCAAGTTAAAGATTCTACTACTTTATTTAATTGCTCTGTATAATTAGTCCATGCCATACACTCATAAGTCACTTCTACATAATCTGGCATTGTTATATTATAAATTTTACGAGTTGGCTGTACGCCTGTTAATAGACTAAATCGGTCATATCTGTTTTCTTTTGACCATTTTGTTACGGCTTGATAACTTACATGTCTATTTAACATAGGCATTGCATCATTTTTTGCAACCGATGAGCGTCTTATCATTAGGATTGGTAGTTGTATTCTACCTTTACTATCTCTATAAGCTCCCTTTTCTCTAGCGCCTTCCCATCTTTCAGAATTACCATAAACAACAGGGATTTTTATAGAAATACCATTATCATCTAAATCGGGCAATACAACATCCTCCAAGTATTTCATTATTGCATAATCTACATCATACAGCTGAATACTCTGCCTTAAATCACCAGCTTCATGTTTAATCTGGCTTTCCAGTCTAGAATCTTTTAGTGGGTCTATTGCCATACTTATTTAATTCTTTGTTCTATGTTTAGCGATGATTTACTTACCATTGTAGTAAAGCATACAACGCTGAAATTATTTTTAGAAAGTCCACCCGAAAACTGAACTTCGTTTGTATTTGATATTTCGTAATACGAGTTATCAAAATAGATAACATCACCTATTTCAGGATATAAGGATTTTTCTTCAAGCATAAATCTATCAAATCTAAAATCAATACTTTGGTTTCTTTGAGATCCGAATCCTTCATATTCCGATTCCATTGTTTCTTTGTTAATTAAAGCATATAACTCTACACCAGGATACCAAGTCTTTCCCGATGATTCCCCATATAAATTTACTTTAGTATCTTTCAAGTTTATTTTGAACAATACAACAATGTTTTGTACGACATCATCGACAACTTCTCGTGCTATACCCTTAAAAAATGCTACATCTCTATCTGATATAAATTTCGGCATGTTATCCTACATATAATTTTAATGGAATCTTTTTTAACATTTCTTGATGATAATCTGCTTCGTTTTTTCTGATTTCAAATTGTGTTTTTCTACTTAGCTCCTCAAGGTTTTCACGTAATTGAGTTATTAAAGCATCCTTTTCAACTTGCGCCTCACTACGAAGTGCGGCACCATCAAGTGATACCGTAGCATCCGGTATAGGTATTTCATTATATTTTTCACGAATAGCACCTAACAATTCCTTAGCCAATGCTAATGTATATTTTCTTATCCATTGTTTACCAACATCGTTTATATTTTCATATGGAATAAAGTCATATTTTATATCGGAATAATCAGATACTACATTATCTTTTATTATTGCCGCATTGTTCTCAAAATCTTCACGCTCAAAATAGTCAAAGTATAATCGTTTATATCGGTTTGTTAATCCATCCGGATTAGGAAACACGGTTATTTTATTATTAACTATATTAAAGCTAAATGCCGATTTTCTAACATGGTCATTAAATTCTATATGCTGCATTCTTAATAAATCCTCATAAATTGGCATCAGTAAAAACTGGGCCGCTGGAGAATAGTTACCAAATCCCAACTCGGATATAAGATTTAATGTACCCTGTGCACCAACCGAATATGGATCGAAGAAACGAGTAATAGCCGGTATATGTTCGTAATATACTTTTACCACATCTCTTACCGTAAACGCATCAAGCGATTGGCTTGTTGCCGCATCATATGCTTCGGTTGTTAAATCGTATGTTTGTCTACCACGTTGTAGGTTAATAAACCCCTTTTTATAATCCGTAGGTCCACCAGCGCCTGCCAATGTACCATATGCTTGCGACATACGATATATTTGTGGAAGATTTGTACCATCTACTAATTTTTGTGTATAGTTTGTACCCTGACTTCTACCTTTAAGAGTATCAAGGTTATTTCGTATATTAAACTGATTTACTTGCGACGAGTATTCCGATACGGCTTCCTCAAAGCATGCATAGAATTGAACATCTATCAATTCAACATCGATAATCGGATAACCTAAACGTCTTGCACACCATACCGCAGTTTTAGGTCCATCGTCTTGAAAAATACTATCAGTATCGTATAGGCCGAATGGAGTCAATCCACTTATAGCAGAACCGCTACCTGGCCATTTTAAGTTTAAGGACATAGTTAAAAGTTATAGTTATTCTACTATAAATATAAAAATAAAAAAAGAGGGAGTAAAAACTCCCCCTTTTATTTATTGATTACTCTAAATTGTATTAGATAGTATTCAATCCTTCGATTACCACCTTACCGTAGAATTCTGGTCTTACGATTTTCTTAGCGTAACGAGTCATAACACCACGTCTAGGAGTGAAGTTAATTGGGTCGTACACTAATGGAGTCATAATAAGAGGTACATAAGGAGCGTAAACAGCACCTGTCTCAAAGAAGTTGCTTCCTTTGAAACCAAGAAGGATAACATTCTCAGTCATATATGGGTTTTTGTAAACATCATATCTGTTAGAGATAGAACCTACTTGAGATACACCAGCTGCGAACTGAAGAGCGTCTTTTGCAGGATTAGATGCAAAACCGTTCATAGATTCGAGAATTGTACATACATTAGGAGAAGCAACAATGAAGTTTGCACCACCTCTCATAGTTAATTGATGTATTCTGTTAGATACTTTTTGAAGTTTGATACCAAGTGTTTGGAACCAAGTAGATTTATTATATGCACCAGCTGCTACTGCGGTTGAATCAACAGTAAATCCAGCGCCAGGCGTATAATCATATCCAACTCTAGCTGACCAATAATCAGTAGTCAAAGCGTTAGCTTGTAACATTTCAAGGATTTCCAAATCAATTTCAAGAGAAATGTATTCAGAAAGCATTTGAGTTAATTCAGCTTCTGCGTCGATTGAGTGGTAAGCGTTCAAGTCTTGCGCAAGTTCAGGAGTCCAAATTGCTTTCAACTTACGAGTCTTAGCAACGATTGGTTCTGATTTAAGTTCAAGCTCAATTTCAGGAATACCAATATCCGCAGGATTTCCTCTATCTTCAAAATCACCACGATTTTCAGCGGTAGGTTGTGAATTGTAGAACACAGATACAGGTAGTGAACCGGTAGCAGTTACGCCAGTAGCGATAAATACTGCATTAGCACCAACTACTGCACTATATTGAGGATGGTAAGTAACACCAGATCCAGATATACCCCAAGATCTTACTGCGCTGTAATCAGGATTTGTCAAACCACTAAGAGCTACACTTACTTTTCTAGCAGTACCGGCTGCAATAGATGCGGAAAGTACAGAGTTAGTCAAATCGTAGTTAATATCTGCGATAGATGCCGTTGCTAAGTTACCTGTAAGCCCGGTTGCAGATTGATCATTGATTGTATATCCGAAACGACCAGCTCCATAAAGACCACCAGTAGTATCTTGAGTTGAACCAAGTTTTTGAGTTTGGCCTGCGCCAACTGCTAAACTATCTAAACCAAAAGGTCCACCTGCACCATAAAGAGAAGAACCACTTTCAGGTCTATTCACAGAAGTTGCAGTAGAATATTTGAAGTCCATATAGAAGATAAGACCAGAAGGTAAGTTCATCGGCTGTACAGAAACGAACTCTTTTGCAGCGATGCTACCGAAGATACGTCTTACAAGCGGAAGAGCTACACCAGCCCATTCTTCAGAACCTGCTGAAGTACCTGTTCTAGTAGCTTCATCAAGTAATTGTTTTGCTTGGTTTTCAAGCATTACAGCCATACCGTGCTTAGCTGTTTCAGAACCTGCTCCTTCAAGTAGGCCTGTTTTTTCCCATTTGGATTTCAAACCACGGGTCTGCTCAAGCATTAAGCTTTGAGGGTTTGCTCCAGTCATTAATTTTTTTAAGTCCATTTTGTTTTGTTTTTTATTGTTTTTGTTTATTTGATAATACCTGCTAATTTTTTGAATCTATCAGCGAAGTTTGTGTTTTCTGCAATTACTTGCTTTTGTGCAGCTGCTGTAGGTTTTGTAGATTTTACAACCTTGCTAGCGAAACCTTCGGTGATTGATTTTTTAGCGGTTTTGTTAGGAGTTACTTGCTTTAAGTTTTCTGCTAATGTAGAATACACAAGCTTAACTTCTCTAACTGTTTTTGTTCTGTCCAAAGTTTCAATTATCTTAACTTTTTGTTCGTTAGTCATATTGTGTGCTCTGAACAATTTGTTTGCGAATAACAATTTAGCGTTAAGAAGATTTACTTCGTTAATCGTTGATTGAAGAGATTTGATTGTTTTGTAAGCTTCATTTAAGTCTTTTTTCAAACTTTCAGCTTCAAGTCCACCATCTTCTTTGTTAGGAGTAGCGGGATCTTCATCTTTCATATCAGCTTCCATTTCACGAAGAATTTCCTCCAAGTCGATAACCTCATCGGTTTCTTCTTTTTCCTCTTCGGTTGTCATAACAACTTTAGGGTCTTCGGATTTGTCAGTACCGGCTTCGGCGCCATCGGAATAAGATTCTGCAGCCATTTCATCTTCAGCAGGAGCTTCTTCATCTCCTAATTGAGCTTCAAGCTCTCTAATGATTGCTTCCAAATCCATGTCATCTTCCTCAGTGTCCTCTTCTTCGTCGCCTGTGATTGCGTAATCTTCGCCATCACCAGCCAATTCATCATCGGCTTCACCATACATACCATCTTCGATTTCGTCGTCATCGTCTTCAACAGGAGCCTCTTCAGCGCCCATTTCACCTTCGAGTTCTGCTAAGCGAGCACGAAGTTCAGCGATTTCTTGATCTTTTTCATCTCCAGCTTCCATTTCTTCTTCTTCGTTAATGTCTTTTGTTTTTGTGTAGTCACTAACTGCGGTTGCGGAATTAGCAGATGATTTTTTGATACCGATTGAAAGGTCTGTATCAGCATCCAATTTTGGTTGTTTTCCGGGAGTTTTACCCATTACATCGGAACTACCAATCCCTGATGTACTTAATTCTTCTTCCACTGGTGTTTGCTCTTCTCCTTCTTCAGCTTCTTGTCTCATTTTTTGAGAAAGAATAGCTTGTAGTCTTGGAGTAAATGCCTCTTCCAATGCAAGTTTTGCGTTTGCTAAAGCGGTTTCTTTAACGGCTTTGGCATCAGCGATTGCTTCTTTCAAAAGTTTTGAATTTGCCATTTGTTTTTAATTAAAATTGTTCGTGAAGTTATTAGTGTAGGAACTCCAATAGGATTATGTTGATTGTTCGGTCACCACTTATAGAGAAGGGTATTCATTAACCAACTATAAAAATAATAAATCCTATATGAATAGGATATTTAGAAATAAATATATAATTTTTTTAGAAAACTAAATAAATTTATTATTTATTTTATTTTTTCTTTTAGCTTCTTCCGAAACTAATCGTTTTTGTACTGAGGGCTTTACATAAGTCTGCCTTCCTCTCAACTCTTCTATCTGTTTTACGTTTTGTACTTTCTTTTTATACGATTTCAAAGCACCCTCTATGTTGCCGTTCTTAATTTCTATAATCAGCATAGTTTATACTTTGAAATAGATTTCTTCGTAGTGTAATATATCTAATAGATTTGTTGGGTCAATTATTTGTGCAGCGTTTAATAGGTCAGAGTATTCTGCTACCGATTTGGTTTGTCCCTGTCTTAATTCTTGTAGAAAATCAAATGTTGCCAAATCATGCTGGAATATTTTTTGAGAAGTTTCGTTGTATTTTTCAAATAGTCCAAACTCTAATGCATAGGCTTTGTTTACAATATCAATAAGTCCAGCGAATTGAATGTTTAGCTTTACTGCTGGCATTGTTGGAGTTATGTTCCAATCTACCATATAGTTTTGTAGTAATTCGGCGTGTGTTAATTCATTTACTGCTTCTTGTGCAAAAAATGCAGCTGCGTTATTATACCCAACACCTTTACAAAAGTTACTTGCGTTTCTGTAAAAAAAGTGTGCGGTATATTCATCGTGTAACCTTTCGTTTAACAATGCTACAGTAGCACTGCCTAATATCTTAGGATTTATTGCTTTTGCCATTGTTAATGCTTTAATGTTCGTTGCCATAACTTATTTATTTTTTATTTTTTAATCCTAATCTTTCAAACATTTCCTGTTCGGTAATTTCTGCTATTTCAAAATATCTACCGAGAACATGCCCCATATCTTCGTAAAGGGCTTCTAATCTTTGTTCTTGTGCATATGCTAAACCGGCCTCTTTATCAAACTTCTCTTGTAATTTCTTTAACTCACCCATATTGCGTTTAACAGTAACTCTATCAAACCAATCACCGGCTTCACGTAAAGTATATTCTTGTGCGGCATCTGCTATTGCTCCAAGCGTTTCTGAAATCTTACGAATATCAGATTTTCTATTCATTTGCTCTCTGTGTTGTCCGTAAGTAGAAATGATTTCCAAAAAATGCTTTTTAATTTCAGTTGGCATTTTTTGAAATTCCTCACTCTCTTTTAATATATCTTTTAACTTTATCATTTTATTAAAATTCGGTATTATTTAATTTACTAATCATAGAGTTAATATCTTTACCCATTTTGAATGCCAAATCATATCCTTTACTACGCATTATATCTTTTCTATCCATCTTATCATTCATCTCTCCTCTAATATCATCTAAACATTTATAAGCCAATTTAAGTTGCTCAATCGCATCATCAAGTTTACTATCTATGTTTAACTTTTTATCACCAATAGCCTCACCCATCCAATCGTGGTCAGCGTTTCCAGTCTTTTTTCTGGTAACAACATCGTACTTTTTAAGTTTCTGAACGGTTTGTGTTAATTGACTTGGTGTTATACCCAATGAATCAATTACTCTTGCTATTACTGCCTGCTCTCTTTTCTTTGTAAGATTGTAAGATTTTATCGTACTAATAAGTCTTTCTAAAAATTTTTCAACTCTGGCTGGCAATGCAACTTCCATATCTTCTAGGGCTTCATTTACCTTCTTTTTATTTCCGTTTGGTATTAAGTTTATAAGTTTTGCCATTTTATATTTAGTTTAATTCGATTAGTATTTCTCTCATAAGGTCTTGTGCTTTACACCATTTTCCACATTCTTCTGCGATTTGCTGCCACTGTTTTGATTCATTTATTGGTGCCATAAATGCTCCATGCGTCGATGGGTTAGAAACAAAGTCCCAAGCAATAAGGTCAAAATCTTCCTGAACTATTACAGTCCCATCCGACATTTCTTTTACTGAACCTACGCCTCTACTGCTTATTCCAAGTCTTATATTATTTTTAAGTAATTCCCTTAATATATTTCCAGATGGAGTTGAAAGTATTTCTACTTTACCCATAACATCATCACCTTCCCACCAAATATCAACTATATTATGTGATACATTTTTAAGATTAACAACAGGGGAGTCAGGATGGTCTAATTCACCCAAAGCCCTTCTTTCTCTAATTAGTTGTTCGTACTTCATACATTCTCTTTTGAGAACATCTTTTGGATAACGTCTTTTATTTTGATTAGGAGCACCGCTTCTTTGTAGGATTCCCTGAACTATAAGAGTCCCATTAGACTCTTCTTTAATTTTAGCCTCAAATAAATGTGTTTCTATAAGTAATGCTTTATTCATTATTTTACATCATTTTTTACTTTTGAAATAACCTGATTCATAGTAGATGAATCACTCCATGCTTTGAAAAATATATTTTTTAGTTCAGTTTCAATTTCTTTTTTATTACCATCTTTTCCAAGTTGTCTATCTATCGTTGATTGAACCATTTGCATTTTTACAATTTTACCTGCCGTAGTAGTATCAATTCCACGCTTTGGATCAACCATTTTAGATACATCAGAAATAAATGCCCTATTATTAGATAATTGTTCTAAAATAGATTCTAAATGTTTTTTATTTTCTGATTTTTGATTTACATATTTTGATATTTTTTCTACCAATGTTGCAAACCAATAAAATATAATTTTACCCAATAAGATTGTAGCTATCGTTACCAAAAGCCCGGTAATCTCATTTAGAGTTTTTTTTTATCAGCGGATTCGTTATATCCTTTTAATCTACCTTCGGTTTTTGCTTTATATGCTTTATCTACTGCGGTGAAGAATTTCTTTTTTTCTTCATCACTCATAGAGTTAATATCTTTTCCACTTTTATCAAGCATTGCTTTGAATAGCTTTTGATAATCATTTTCTTCAGCAATTACCTCTTTAATCAATTCTATCAATTCACTTTTTTTCATTATTCGGATATTTTACGAATTTTTTGTTCAAGTTTTATTAGTCTCTCTTTTATAGTATATATATTCTTATTTGTGCGTTTCCAAAAATTTTCATTTGTAATTCCGTTTTCCTGCTTTAATCTACCATACCAATTAAGGAATTTTTCAATTTCAGCAAGCTGTTTATTTATACCGGAAATACCTTTATCTATTTTTAGTTTTGCAGGGGATTCTTCATTTCTAAGCTCTAACCAACGATTTTCATTTACTACACTATATCCGGTTAATGCTGCTTGCTTTTTACCCTTTTTCTTTTCGTTTGATTTTTTACCAAAAGCGTATGGTGTTGCATATCCCTGAACATTGCCCGTAACATTCATTTCTTTTAAGAACTTTTCACGAACTATTTTACGGATTTGTTCTTTAATTCTTGCTATTTCATCTTTTTTATCAGGCAATCCTTTGTGCTTTGTAGATGCGAAATCTTCGGTATCTCCTTTACTCATAGATGCTGCCGCTTTAGCAACTTCAGGAGATGCTGGTCCTTCGCCTTTGTGTGCGGCGTGAACCATTCCCATAAATCTTTGTTGTGCTTTTGATACTGCTGGCATATTGTTATTTTACTTTACCTTTTAATTCTTTAAGTAATTCATAACTCATCATTAAAGCCGAAAGATGCTCTTCTTTGATTTTTTTAACAGACTTCATTTGTCTGATTTGTGCGATAGTTTCTGCTAATTTTATTTTTGTAACTTTATCGGATATTTTTCCGCCAACCTCTTTAAGACCGGTTGTCAATTTTAAGATTTCACCAGAAACATATTCTTTTAATTTTCCGGTATCATTGATATTGTTTATATATTCTCTTAAAAGTGATTTTTGTTCTGCAGTTAAGTTCTTATATTTGTTATTAAAACTCTCAATAAGTAGTTTGTATGATATTGCTCTTAAGTCAGAATCTTGCTTTCTATATTCTTCTAATACTGCATCTTTGAATTTTTCCTCTTTATTTTGAATTGAGGAATTGATTATTGTTTCGGTAAGTGTGAAACGTGAATTAACAATATCTGTGGGTTCGTATTGTTCCTCCGATACCGTTACTTCAAAAATTTTATATATTGAAGCCAATAGTTTGTAATTGGAAACAGAAGATTTTATGAACTCATCTATATTGTAATTTTCTTTTATAGATTTGATTAGATTATATTTTTCTTTTGTAATTTTAGCCTCATCTAATCTTTTACGGGCTTCGCATACTGTGTCTAAAAACTTTTCGGCTTTTGCTTCCGAATTGTATTTTTCATTTATTAAATACTGATATAATTTTAATTCTTTTGAGAGCTCTTTTTTAGAGTTAAAAAACTCCTTTAAGATTTTCTCTGCAACGGATTTATTTGAAGACATGATTTCGGATGTCACCTGTCTTACTAATAGTTCAAATATAAACCCTGTATTTTTGAATTTAGAGTGCTTTATTTTTTTCATTAAACTGCAGTTTGTCAAATATAAATATATATTTCGCTAAGTTTACAATATCATAGTAATAAATATAGTTTTTTACTCCAATACAATGATTTTTTGTCAGATATTAGGGTAATAAAATAAAAACCCAGCAATAATCTGGGTTTATTATTGAAATAACTTACTATATTATTCTACTGTTTTCTTTTTTGTTACTTTTTTTGTTGCTTTTGTTTTTGCAGTTTTCTTTTTTGTTGTTGCTTTCTTTTTAGCCTTTGGGGTTTCGGCAACAATATCCGGTGCTACTTCGGATTGATTTGCAGGAATTTCTAACACAGATATTTCTTCGGTAACAGTTATATCTGCCACACTTTGAATATCAACATTAGATTTTTCGGATTTTGGTTTCTTTGTTTTTAATACAACTACAACCGTAGTGATTGCGATTAAAATTAAAATTGCTAGTAACATTTTTTAGTTTTTAGTTAAAAATAAAATTCAAATATAAATATAGGAAAATTACTTTTTATATACTAATATAGATTTTGGTATACCATTCCCGATACTATCGCACCAATTAAATATACCAATCGTTCTGTCCAAAATCCCCATTTAAGACCCGTTCTTTCTATAAAATCAATCAATGAATTTGTAGTTGTCGAAATGTAATCTATTTCTTTATCTCTCAATAAATTTAGAATAACATCGTATAAAGTTGCTCTACTACTTGTATAAAAAATTGAATATGTAAGTATTTCAAAAAAGCCAGGAGTATAGTAATAATCGGTGTATATTAAGGACAAACAAATACCAAATAAGATAGCCCCTATTGTAAAGGTGACTACCTTATTGATATTAGATACTTTTCCTAATGAAAGCGTTATTCTTATCCAATCTATAATTGCGGATATAATAACGGCTAGTATAGTATAAACGATAAACATATTATTTATCTAGTATAAACCATACATCATAATGGTCAGGCCAAAGTATAGCCCAAAAGAAAATACTACCAAGCAATACCCATACTAGTCCAAATTGGAACATTCCGGTTTTTAAGATAGGTACATTTTCATCGGATTTTACCCATTCAGTAACACCCTTTGGTGCACCAGGTTTTTGTACTTGTACCATACTTCCCGATCTAGATGCTCTCCATCCGAAATAAAAGAAAATGAAAGCTGGTAGGTAACAGAATGCAAGTGCGATAAACATATCGTAACATTCCGCCAATGGAGCCAATGTCCATAGTAAATTAACTAATCCCATAATTTTTGTTTTAGTAAAAAAATGTTGTTATAAAAATATATATTACCCAAATTCATTTTAGGCAAAGAAATATAATACTCCACCTAAAGCCGTAACTACCCAATCCCAAACATCGAATTTTTCCTTTTGATAAAATTTGTCATAACACTCTTTTGCTAATCCTGCTAATGCGGCAGTTCCGAAACATATCCAACCTAAAACAGGTTGTTCAAATAAGTTAAATCCAGCTGAGAGGATTGAGATAAGTAGTGATATTGCAAATCCTACTGTAAAGTGCATTGCTTTGTCTTGTGGTATCATAGCTATTGTTTTATTATTTTGAATGATTTAATTCCATCTACATTTACTACATAAACGCCTGGCGGATATTTACTCAAATCTATTTTATTAACCGAGTGTAAACCGTTTATTGTTTTATATAATACTCCAGTTATAGTGAAAATTCTAACCTCTCTAAAATTATTACGATTTGGTAAATTAAGAAAATAAATACCCGTATTCATATCACCATATATAGTGATAAGATTTATTTGTTCTCGTATGTTAGTTATCCATTCTGTCGGTTGAAAATCAAGAGGTGTCTGACCGTCAAAAACACCGGTTATATTGTAGCTCCCTAACATTCCGTAATTATAGATGTTAGGGTTCTCTGTGTTACTTACCACCAAATAATATATGCCAGGGTTTAGGATAGTGTCTATTAGTGCGTCTACTTTTGTAAGAGAGTTATATTCTCTGATGAGCACATCATTACGATACAGTTGTAATTTAAGGTCTATGTTAGCACCCTGGTTAGGTGTGTTATCTTTAGGTTCAAAAGCATCAAAAAAGATTTTTGGGCCTGGACTATAAGGTTTTGCATCCGCTCTAAATTGCCCAGTTTTTGTATAATCAAATCGGTAATAGTCCACATCATTAGTCGTATTGATTATTCCGTTTATTGCATAATTTTGGTCTAACATTAACCTTGATGTTGAGCGATCATTACCAACATCATCAGTTCTGTATTTTACAAAGTTTGCGGTGCTCGCTATTATTGCTAAATCATCTTGAAAACGTGTGCAAGAAGTAGTTCTATCATTATGCCAAAGACTTAAATTTCTAAAATATGAAACACCCATGATAGGTGACCAACTTGTTTCACTTCTTGGCGTACCTCTTCCAGCATGATATTCTGTAACAAAAGCACAGCTATCTGTATCTACATTTCTATATTGTGATTGATGAAAAAGACCTAATGTGTGTCCTACCTCATGCGTAACTGCTTCAGCAACATCTTTGTCATCACCTTTAAGCAGACTTGAAAAAACAAAACAGGGTATTGTGCCATAACCTAAACCGCCCCACCTCCAAGATTCAAGATAAGCTACTCCCCCCGCGTTGCCGTACCATTGCCAAGATTGCGTAATTATGACCCTCGTTCTTCTTGTTATCGGGGTTGCTAAAAATACTGCGGAGTCAGTCGTTACATTGATTGTGAATGGGCGAAAGTCTTCAGCGACAAGATTAAATACTCTTGTCATTTGTGCAGTAGTCATGCTTGTGTCAGGCCCACAAACGAAAGGTTGATTATTTGTAAAAGCTGTCCAGTATGGATCTGTAACCGTTTGACCGTCAAAATCGAGTAAGATGGTTGCTGTGTTAGGAGCAATGTAACTATTTAAGCCGTATGGTATCTGCGCCCTTATTCCTAAAAGAAAACATAAAAGCATTATTAGTAAAAGTAGTAGTTTTCTTTTCATAATCAGTCAGGTATTAAGTCAGACATTTCTTTTTTATGCCATTGATTATTTTCTAATATAAGAACATCTTTATGATTTTTACTCATTAACACTGCTCTATAAATATGTTCACCTGTTTCTAATGTTACATCCGAATATATTAAGATTAGATTATCTATTTCAAGTGAATTAACCGTTATAGAAATCAATTTATTCGTCTTAATTATTCGTGTAACAATCCCTTCGAATTTTGTATAGTGTGTTATTCTTAAATTAACAATATCGTGTCTTTCAACATTGGATAGTTGTTCAACAAAAGTCGGTTGCAACTTTGATATAGCAGAATCTTTTATGAATAGATATGGTTTATCTTTATCCTTTTCTTTTCTTGTCTGAAACTCTTGTGCAAAAGAAAAAGATGATAAAAGAATAAATAAAATTGTTACTATTTTTTTCATATTTTTGGATTTTAATATCCTACTAATTGGCGTATTACTAAGCTATCATTCTGAATGTTTGTACAACTAAAAGAAGTGGTCCCAATCCACCAATAACCTATTCTTGCATATGAATTACCCATGATAGGCGCTCTTGATGTTGATCCTGTGCCGAAACCAGAATTGTATTCAGTTAAAAATACACAAGCATCATTGTAAGATGATTGATGATAAAGGCCTAATGTATGTCCTACTTCGTGTGAACTGGCTTCGAATATATTTTTCTGTTTATATCCAAGTGCTTTACTAAAAACAAAACATGGCACATCTAATCCCCATTTGATAGATTCCAAATAAGCAACACCTCCTGCACAAGCAGTCGGTCCACAATAAAACTCAAAGTTTTCAGTTATTATCACTCGCTGTCTTCTTACAAGAGAAGCTGCATTGTAAACACTTGAATCTGTTGTTACTGCTATTGATGCAAATTGACTAAAATCTTTTCTGACAGAATCTACGATGTTATTGATTTCAACCGTACTAAGGCCTGAAGGAGTTGCGTAAAAGGGCAACCCTCCGTTTTGAGAAGTCCAATACTGACTTGTAACATATTGGCCATCAAAATCTAAAAATATAACCCAATTCCCAAATGCTGGAGGTGGAGGAAAAGGCGTAGCGTCACATGCATCACCTATTCCATCTTTATCACTATCTAATTGATCTGGATTAAAAGTTACCGAGCAATTATCTTGTGAATCAATTATTCCGTCTTTATCAGTGTCTCTTGTTTTTCCGCCACTTCGCCTAAGAGCAACTTGTTGATCTTTAGGCGACATCCTGGCAACGGCATTAAATTGGGTTATTCCAAAATCACAAGTTTCAGGAGACTTTTTCTTAAAGGAAATTTGTTTGGTTTCTTCTTTTGTTGGTTCTGTTTGTTTTTTACAGAAGGGTAATAATAAAATTACCACAGTTGCCCATAGTAAAGTTTTTGTTGTTTTATTCATAATATATGGTTTTACACAATTTTGTGCCACCATAACCAACCTAAGATTCTAACAAAAAAGTATCTTAGTTTATTATCGAATTTATTGTCATTAACGATATTTGCCCAAAAAAGCATTTCATCATCAACTTGCTTTCTTGTCATTGAATGGTCTCTAATGACATAAAGTCTATCATGAACTAAATATGCGAATAACCCATCATTAAAGGGTCTAACGATTGACCATAACCATTTAGGTACTGTAGACATATCATATGTAAAACCTTTCGGAATGTTTATGATTTTTCCGCTACTTAAAATAATGGTTAATGGTTTCTCTATTCTCCAGTATTTAGAGCTCTTGTCTGAATAAATATAAGATTGTACGATTAAATCATCGGTAAGTAGTTGCTCTACTATATTATCCTTAGTTATATAGCCTGCCTTTGCCATTTGCTATTTGATTGGTTACAACTTGTAGATTTTCCGTTCTTATCGATGTAACCTGCTCATTTAGACTAATCCATTCGGCATTATTGTTTCCAACACCTGTTGCTATTTGCGTTGTAAGTAAATCCATCATTTCAGTATTTATATTATTATAGCTACCTTCGGGCTTTTGTGCTAAAATACGAAATACATTTACAAAAGTTTCAACACCAACTGAAACCGTTGCTAAATCATCATCATTCAGAGATTGGCATGTCGTTCTTATATCATCTATAACAGGCTGCGATACATTAACAACAAGTCCAATAGATTCTGCTCCGGCCAAATAATTTTTTACAGCGGAATATCTAGCTATTTCACTTAATAATATATCAGCAATTAAATAAAAATGTTTTGCTTTAAGTTGTATTTCTATCATATACATTATTTAATATAAATATAATTATTTTTTATAGTTAAGCATATTTGTATAAACCTCATAATATCTATCTGCTATAATATCCCAATTATATTGTTTACAAGTATCATAACCGTTTTCTTTTAATTGAAATTTCTGATTATTTGTAAGTTGTGTAAATTCATAAATTCCATTAGTAATCTCTTGCGGTGTAGAACCACAATATAAACTATTTGAATCGGTTAAGAAATCCGATAACCCATCTACTCTAGATGATAGTAGTATCGTCTTTGATGCCAACGCTTCTAAAGCAACAATACCAAATGGCTCGTGCTTACTTGGCATTATCACAGCATCGGCTGAGTGTATTATATCAATTTTATTTTGGTTGTATACAGGTCCGTAATAATGTATTCCAGATTTATTTTGTAAAGCTTTTTCTAGTGCATTTATCGCTTCCACATCTCCTCCATTATAAGATCCTACAAAAATTAAATCAACGTCAACTGGTAATTCGGAATCCAATAATTCTACTATTGATTTCATAATGGCAAATCTACCAATATAAATAATTTTATATTTTCTATTTCCAGGTAATTTAATTTTATTTTGTTGTTTCCAATTATTCAAATCAATACCATTTGGAATAATATCAGTCTTATCTATAAATTGTGGAAAATACTTTGCATACCCATTAGATACATTTATGATTTTATCTGCATTTTGTAACCCAAACCACTCCATCTCAACGTGTGCTTTATGTAACCACATACCATCTATTGTATTAAAATCGGCGCACATTTTAATACCAACATTAGCCATGGCATTTGCGGATAAATTCATTGAAACCAATAGGGGAACATTATGATACTTTGCCAAATACACTCCCGCAAAATATGTAGACCAATCGTAAGAATGAACAAAATCTGGTTTTGGAAATTTAAGTGCTTCTGCTAAATATACAGTATGCCCTAATAAAGTATTTATTGAACCATGTTGTATTTGTGGAATTGGATGCGATACTCCAATATAATTTTTATCTTTGATTGTAGTATCTGGATAGCCGACTATATTAAATTCAACTCTATCCTTCAATCTTTCATAAATGTTTTTGAATTGTACACCAAGTCCACCTGTCGGTTTAGATATACTATCAGGAAATATACATAACACTTTCATAACTTACAATTTACAATTTTTTTTTAATAAAAACAAATATAATTATGTAAGACCACACGCACCATCAGACATAATTATATCAATAACATCGCTTGAATTTATTGTTATAGCCGTAAAATTCATCGTTCCATCTGATGTTCTTGATATACATTGCTCCAAAATTGAATTTTTGTACAGCGATACACTAATTTCTTCAAAAAGTGTTGTAGAAACATTTACAGAAATAGAATTAGTTGTTCCAGAGTGATTACCTGTTAAAAAATCGCCACCGGTTAATGGAAGAGAACCTTGAATGGCTGTAAATGTAATTCCTGATATTGTATTTATAGTACCCCAAATTGAATTATTATCTACAATTAGGTTTACTCTTTCCCATACTAAATCACTTCCTAAGTAAATTTTATTAACGGTATTTGATCCCAATCTAAAATCTCCTACACTTATTGAGCCTAATGATATTGCCATAATTAAATTATTACATATAAAGTATTACTATCAGGTGTTATACCACTATATTCTGCCGATGATAAAGATACTATTTTCAATATAGGTGAAGTTCCAGTAAAAGTATCTCCCAGGTTTGTTATGAAAGAACCCGATTGTGAGCCGGATCTAATAAGTGCAGATCCTGACACCGTCAATGAACTCGAAACCGTCAATGAACCCGAAACCTCTACTCTAGATCCAGATGCGTATACTAAATTAGACCGGTTTGAATTACTTGTACCATTACCAATGATAAATGCATAATTTGCTGAGCTTGTTATATTATATGCACCCTGTACATGTTGGTAGCTACCCGCTGCTATTGTAAAAAATCCTTCAGCATGGGATGCCTCTGCGGATGCGGTTGTTGTATGTCCTTCGGCGTGCGCCCATCTTGCAGATGCCAAAGTTCTATATCCTTCGCTATGAGATCCTGTATTAGAGCTAAATGTTTCTTGTCCTTCGGAGTGGGAAAACTCACCATTTGCTGTAGTAGAAGATCCTTCGGCGTGTGAACCTTGTCCAAAAGCAATTGTACTACCACCTTCGGCGTGTGAGTATATTCCTCTTGCTATAGAAAAAATGCCCTCTGCATGCGAATAAGAACCGGTTGTCTGTGTTTGAAAACCTTCGGCGTGTGAATAAGATCCTGATGCCCATGTTTCTTGACCTTCAGCGTGTGAGTAGCCTCCTATTGCTTGAGTGTTAAACCCTTCTGTGTGTGAAGCTACTCCTATTGCTTGTGTAATCCAACCTTCTGTGTGTGAATATGCTCCTATTGCTATTGTTGAAATTCCTTCTGCATGCGAGCCTTCTCCTATTGCTTGTGTTGTTCGTCCTTCTGCGTGTGAGTCACTTCCCATCGCTTTTGTTCGGTCTCCTTCTGCGTGTGAATATGAACCCGATGCTAATGTTTGGTCTCCTTCTGCATGTGAAAAATTGCCTGCAGCCCAAGTGAGATTACCTTCCGAATGCTGACCGGCATTTCTAAATGAGTTTGCGCTAAATAGAGAATATATAAAACCATACCCACTTAGGCCGGGTGCACCAATAGTTGTAGTAGATCCATTGGTTGTTACACTGGTTACAACCCCACGTTGCCAATTAGTAGTTGGACCACGATCTGATCCGGCGGTATAAATAAATCCAGAGCCAACAGGAAAAATACCTACGAAATTGCCAGTTATTGTTACCGAATTTGATGTATATCCCGATATAGCGTAAGATTCTGGATTAGCTGCCCACGTTCCAAATCCTTCAGCGTGAGCATAACCAATACTAGCTACTAAGTTGTAATAACCTTCGGCGTGCGAATATCCATTTTCACTGCCAGAGCTATATATTATGTTTTGCCTACCTTCTGCATGCGAATATGCAGCAATTACTTCATTATTCCAGCCTTCCGCATGAGAAAAACTGCCAGATGCTATTGAACCACTACCTTCGGTGTGTGAAGCAAGTCCTATTGCAACGGTATACACTCCCTCAGCGTGCGAATATGAACCCGTTGTTCTTGTACCAGCACCCTCTGCGTGTGAACCTTCTCCTGATGCTTCTGTGAAGCCACCTTCTGAATGCGACCAGTCTCCTGCTGCTAGCGTATCTACACCTTCGGAATGAGCTGCTCTTCCAACAGCATTCCATAACGGACCAGCTGCTTCGGTTTGTTCACCTTCGGCATGTGAATACGCACCCGATGCTCTTACACCTAAACCTTCACTATGTGAAAAGCCACCCGATGCCCATGTTTCTCTACCTTCAGCGTGCGAACCTTCTCCGGATGCAAGTGTTATTCCACCCTCTGCATGCGACCCAAGTCCACTCGCGACAACATAGGCTGATTCAATCCCTACACCCTCTGCATGTGCGTAGTGTCCGCTTGCTAATGTATAAACTCCTTCAGCGTGTGAATAGTTTCCTGATGCGTTTGTGGATGCACCCTGTGCATGTGAGTACAATCCATTGGCACCTACATCTAGTCCTTGCTGAAAACTCTGACTAGTATGTATAAATCTAAATGAACCAGTTCCAGCAAATGTACTATTCCTATTGAATTGTATTTGAGTATCTGAACCACCAACTGTACTTCCACCGCCTCCGGCCGATGATGTATAACTTACTAACCCCGTAGTTGTATTATAAGTTAATACGAAACCGGTATTGTTTACAGCTACGCCACTTACAAACAATGAACCGGAAACAGTAGTAGATCCAGTTACTATTAATGATCCTGTAATTTGTGTATTACTATTTATAGATACGATTGTACCCGTATCACTTATACTCGAACTTGTAATATGTTCGTTGCCTGTTCCTTTTAATAATCTATTTTGAGGAATATATATTTCACTACCAAGATTACCATATGTTTCGGGCCCCATAAGCAAAACAGATGAAGTTACAGTAACACCATCCCCTCTATGAACAAATAGCCATTCATCTTGCACAGAATCATATAACAATGATCCAGAACCCGGAGATGAACCTGAATCTATAACTGCCAATCCGCCATATCTAATTGTTGGTGAAGATACATTTGTCGTAATCAGATTTGTTCCTATGTTTAATACCGATGAACTTATATATTGTATTGAAGAACTACCTAACACTGTAAGATTACCACTTATAATCAATGAACCACTTATTGATTGATTTGCCGTAAATATATTACTTCCGGTTGTAGCAAAAGATGCGGTTTGATTATTTCTAACAAATGAGCTAGTCTGTGAATTTATTACAAAACTACTTGTCTGCGAATTAGTTACGAAAGAGCTAGTCTGCGAATTTAATACATAAGGCGAAAGCATTGAAGCCGTTTGTGCATTAGCTACAAAGCTTGAAGTTTGTGAATTAGTTACGAAAGAGCTTGTTTGTGTATTTCTAACAAAGCTTGAAGTTTGAGAATTGGTTACAAATTGAGTCGTATCTACTGAACCAGCTCCAACAGCAGATGATGCTGTATAAGTTATTCTGCCAGTAGTTGTATCATATGTTAATACATGCCCCGATCCGGCCGATAATGCTGCTCCACTTACAAACACCGTTCCGCTTATATTTAAGGCGCCATTTATTGTATGAGAATCAGTTGTTGTATTTCCTATTGTTACGGCGTTTTGATTAACAATAAATTCTCCACCAAAAACGGAAAGTGATGATGTTATCGTTACAGATCCTGATACTATCATAGATCCGCTTCTTATTGTCAATCCATTCTCATCAAATCTTGCTCTTTCAATTCCCTTAAAATAAAATCTTGTTGCAAAATTATTAGCTCCACCTAAATCAGATCTTGGTTGTATAATCAGATCACCAGCTAAGGTTGCGGGATTACCATTTGTTCCGGTATTACTTCCAGCTACTACTATTAGAGATTGTGTAAATGATGAAGATATATTAGTATTGGATGCTAAAACATCTCCTATTCTTAAACCAAGACCATCGGTACTACCTCCAAAATGTGCACCACCTGCTACCCATAATTTACTATTTTGTATAGAACCTACAGTACCTGCCCCAATACCAATACCTGATTGCGTTTGGTATAGAATACTTGAACCTAATGTAGTTGTTGTATTCCATATTGGTATAAAGTTTGTAGTTCCTACTAATTGCGAATTTGTAGTAAAGCTTGAAGTTTGTGAGTTTAATACAAATGAGCTCGTTTGAGTATTAGTTACGAAACTACTAGTCTGTGAGCTTATTACAAATGATGAAGTCTGTGTATTTGTTACAAAGCTTGAAGTTTGAGTATTTCTTACAAAACTACTAGTCTGCGAATTAGTTACAAACTGTGTAGTATCTACTGAACCAGCTCCAACAGCGGATGATGCTGTATAAGTTATCTGACCCGTTGTAGTATTGTAAGTTAATACATGGCCTGTTCCTGATGAAAGCGCTGCTCCGCTAACAAAAACAGTTCCACTAACAAATTGGTCGCCACGGAAAGTATTAGAACCAGTCGTAGCAAATGATGCAGTTTGAGTACTTCTAACAAAACTACTTGTCTGTGAATTAAGTACGAATGAGCTGGTTTGTGAATTTGTCACAAAACTGCTAGTCTGCGAATTTAATACAAAACTACTTGTCTGCGAATTAGTTACGAATGAGCTAGTTTGTGAGTTTGTTACAAATTGAGTCGTATCTACTGAACCCGCTCCAACAGCAGATGATGCTGTATAAGTTATCTGACCTGTCGTTGTATTATATGTAAGAACGTGGCCGGTTCCAGATGAAAGCGCTGCTCCACTAACAAATACAGTTCCACTAATAAATTGACTTCCTCTAAAAGTATTAGAACCGGTCGTTGCAAATGATCCTGTTTCAGAATCCAATACATATGGAGAAAGCATTGAAGCGGTTTGTGCATTTAGCACAAAACTACTTGTTTGTGAGTTTACTACGAAAGAGCTAGTCTGTGAGTTTGTTACAAAGCTTGAAGTTTGTGTATTTCTTACAAAGCTACTTGTCTGATTATTCAGTACATATGGAGAAAGCATTGAACTTGTCTGTGAGTTCAATACAAATTGAGTCGTATCTACAGATCCAGCTCCGACAGCTGCTGAAGCTGTATAAGTTATTTGTCCTGTTGTAGTATTGTAAGTTAATACATGTCCCGATCCGGCCGATAATGCTGCCCCACTTACAAAGATTGTACCGCTAATAAACTGGTCACCACGAAATGTATTGGAGCCTGTAGTAGCAAATGAGCCAGTTTGAGTACTTCTAACAAAGCTACTCGTCTGTGAATTGGTTACAAATGAGCTAGTCTGCGAATTAGTTACAAATGAGCTTGTTTGTGAGTTTAGTACATACGGAGATAGCATTGAAGCAGTTTGTGCGTTTAGTACAAAGCTACTAGTCTGCGAATTGGTTACAAATTGTGAAACATCCACACTACCAGCTCCAACGGCCGAGGATGCGGTATAAGTTATCTGACCTGTTGTTGTGTTATAAGTTAATACATTACCGTTGCCCGAAGATGCTGCTGCTCCACTAATAAATACCGTACCGCTAATAAACTGGTCACCACGAAATGTATTGGAGCCTGTCGTAGCAAATGAACCGGTTTGTGTACTCCTAATAAAACTGCTAGTCTGTGAATTAGTTACGAAAGAGCTAGTCTGCGAATTTACTACAAAGCTTGAAGTTTGTGAATTAGTTACGAAAGAGCTAGTCTGCGAATTTCTTACAAAACTACTTGTCTGTGAGTTTGTTACAAATTGTGAAACATCTACAGATCCAGCTCCGACAGCTGATGAAGCTGTGTATGTGATTTGACCTGTAGATGTATTATACGTCAATACATGGCCAGTTCCAGATGATAATGCTGCTCCACTTACAAAGACCGTTCCACTTATATTTAGTGCCCCATTTATTGTATGTATATCGGTTAATGTGTTTCCTATTGTTACGGCGTTTTGATTAACAATAAATTCTCCACCAAAAACTGATAGGGAAGAAGTTATATTAACCGTTCCGCTTATTATTTGATTACCTCTAAAAGTATTAGAGCCAGTTGTAGCGAATGATGCTGTTTGTGAGTTTAATGTGAAGCTACTAGTCTGACTATTAGTTACAAAGCTTGAAGTTTGTGCATTTACTACAAATGAGCTAGTCTGCGTATTAGTTACGAAAGAACTTGTTTGTGAGTTTAATACAAACGAGCTAGTCTGCGTATTAGTTACGAAAGAGCTCGTTTGAGTGTTTCTAACAAAGCTACTTGTCTGTGAGTTAGTTACGAATTGACTGGTATCAACAGATCCTCCGCCTATAGCAGAAGACGCTGTATATGTTATTTGTCCTGTTGTACTGTTGTAAGTCAATACATTACCGTTGCCCGATGATAGTGCTGCTCCACTAATAAACACCGTTCCACTAATAAACTGGTCACCACGGAAAGTATTACTACCAGTTGTGGAAAAAGATGAAGTTTGGGTATTTCTAACAAAACTACTTGTTTGTGAGTTTACAACAAAAGAGCTAGTCTGTGAGTTTGTTACAAAGCTTGAAGTTTGCGAATTAGTTACAAAACTACTAGTCTGATTATTTAATATAAATGACCCTGTCTGCGTATTAGTTACGAAAGAGCTTGTTTGTGTATTTCTAACAAAACTACTTGTCTGCGAATTGGTTACAAATTGAGAAACATCTACACTGCCAGCTCCTACTGCCGCAGACGATGTATAACCCACCTTTCCACTAACGGAATCATATGTAAGTACATTTCCATCGCCAGCTGATTGCTGTGCTCCTATTCTTAAGTCTGCGATACTACCTGAGTCTGTGTAAAATATTGGCATTTGTTATATTGATATTAAACTACTACTAATAAATATATTGTCGATTTGAGTTTCTGTTAGTCCTACTATACTTCCTATTGCGCCAACAGTTGGTGAAATACGTGATATAGTATTTGCGCTAACCCAAGCCTCTTCGGTTATGATTTTTTGAGAACCGGTCATTTGTGTAATAATATAATCAACCTGGTCTTTCAAAGTTGTAAAGTTATTATCCGTTGCCGACTCTAATGCTAATTGTGCTTTGAATTGCCAACGCATTACTCTAATAGGGCAGTTAGTAATCAAATCTACATATGAGGATGGTATTTCATCCGCATCCCCATTGAATGCTGCTTTTGTTTCTTCATTACCTTGCATATCGTAGTATGTTACCGCATTACCATTGATACTATATTTTCCTTTTTGCATATATTTTTATTTTTAATTTATCAATACTTGTGCTACTTGTCTTACTGCTTCCGGATTTGTACCCCAGTTTGGCGTTGTCCATCTCATTTCCAATGAATCACCTTTTGTAATTTGTAAAGGTGTTGCCAATGTGAAAGTCAATAGTTGTGCAGCGGTATTATGCTCCAATGTGGTTGTTATCGTTGTAGTTTGTCCCGTAGTTACATTTGCTAATACCAATGTACTATCTTCGGATGTACCTACTACACCCGCTACTGATACCATAAGTGTAACATATGTTGCCCAACCGGATGCCATTGCTATAACTCTACGTGTGGCAGCTGCAGTAGAGCTTGGGTTTTGGGCCATAAAATTACCAATATAATAAGTTGTTGAATCTAATGGAGTTCCCGTTGTCCAATCATGAGCAAATTGACAAACATATTGATTTTTATTCAACAATGTCCAATCGGAAACCCCATCGGATTGTAGTAGTAAAGATTCGGCTGCACCCAATCTTCTTGTCAATCTACCATCTATTGTTTCAGTAGTATGAGCATCTACAGTTACTATACCCGTTCCTCCATTTTTTATGTAAAGTTGTCTACCACGATTACCAACTACAGTATACAAGCTAGCCGTAACATTTCCAGTTAAATCTATTGTAGAATCTGCTATTGAAGCCGTATAAGTAGCTGATGCTGTTACAAATCTCAAAGCCAATGAGCCGGAAACGGATAATGAGCCCGTTACTTCGGTATTACTATTTATTGAAACAATCGTACCCGTGTCGGTTATGTTACTATCATTTAGATGTTCATTCCCTTTACTCTTTGGAATACGATTGGCCGTTAAATATATTTCACTACCTAAATTATCTATCGTTTCAGGTCCTTGTAAAAATAAAGATGATGTTATATTTGTGCCATTTCCTTTATGAACAAATACGAACTCATCTTGTACGGAGTCGTATAATATAGAACCCGAAACAAGCGGTGAACTACCCGAATCAATAATTGCTAATCCACCAAAACGATTAGTAGGATTAAATGTATTTACGGTTATGAGATTAGTTCCTATATTAAGTGTTGAAGAAGTTACATATTGAACCGATGCACTACCTAAAACCGTTAAATCATTTGTAATAGTGAGAGAACCCGATATTATTTGATTATTTGTAAATGTATTTGAACCTGTAGTTGCAAATCTTGTACTATCTATTCCATCAAGTAAGTCCGAATTACTTGCATAAGATGCTGTTCCCTGTAAGGTGCCGGTAGCAACTAATGATGTTGCTATTACATTGGAACCATTGTAAGTTAGTGCAGGAACTCCACCAAATACTCCTGCGTTGTTATATTGTATTTCTCCAGAGTTTCCGCCAGGTGTAGTAGAACCACCCCCACCTCCGCCACCACTTGTACCACTACCAGATTGTATTGCTATCCAATAAACTGGACCTGTAAGTGCAATACTACTATTTGAATTTATTGTAAATCCACTTGTCGTTTTACTTTGTACAGTCCACGTTCTACTATCATCTCCCTCAATACTAATTGCGTAATTGTTATCCGTAAATGGTGTTGTGAATGTTACACTTGCAGTTAATGGCGTTCCGTTGAATGATGTATTTGATATTTGACTTGCGTATGTTACCAATCCTGTCGAACTACCACCCAATCCAGCCGATGAAGTATATCCAATTTGACCTGTAGTGGTATTATAGGTTAAAACAAATCCGGTATTGCTTACAGCAGCTCCGCTTAAGAATAGTGAACCACTTATAGTTTGATTTCCACGGAATGTGTTTGAGCCTGTAGTTGCGAATGATGCAGTCTGATTATTTAATACAAATGAGCTAGTCTGTGAGTTTGTTACAAATGATGAAGTCTGGCTATTAGTTACAAAGCTTGAAGTCTGTGAATTAGTTACAAATGAGCTTGTCTGTGAATTTGTAACAAAACTACTTGTTTGTGTATTAGTTACGAAAGAACTCGTCTGGCTATTTAGTACAAAGCTTGAAGTTTGTGTATTAGTTACGAAACTACTAGTCTGCGAATTTGTTACAAATGAACCGGTCTGACTATTAGGTACGAATTGTGAAACATCTACGCTACCAGCTCCAACAGCCGAAGATGCTGTATAAGTTATTTTACCCGTTGTAGTATCGTAAGTCAATACATTACCGTTGCCTGAAGATGCCGCTGCTCCACTAATAAACACAGTTCCACTAATAAACTGGTCACCACGAAATGTATTGGAGCCTGTCGTAGCAAATGAACCGGTTTGTGCATTTAGCACAAAGCTTGAAGTTTGTGAGTTTGTTACAAATGATGAAGTCTGATTATTAGTTACAAAACTACTTGTCTGATTATTAGTTACAAAGCTACTTGTCTGATTATTAGTTACAAAGCTACTTGTTTGTGAGTTTGGTACATAGCCCGGCACAAATGAAGCAGTGCTTGCGAAACTACTGCTTAAAACAGTCATTGAGCTTGTTTGCGAATTTAATACAAAGCTTGAAGTTTGAGAATTTGTAACAAAACTACTTGTTTGTGAGTTAGTTACGAAACTACTAGTCTGCGAATTTAATACAAAGCTTGAAGTTTGTGAGTTAGTAACAAATGATGCAGTCTGATTGTTAGTTACAAAAGAGCTTGTTTGCGAATTTGTTACGAAGCTTGAAGTTTGTGTATTTCTAACGAATGAGCTAGTTTGTGAATTTGGTACAAATTGTGAAACGTCTACGCTACCAGCTCCTACTGCTGAAGATGCTGTAAAGAATACTTGACCTGTTGTTGTATCATATGTTAGTACATTGCCATTACCAGCCGATTGCGTAGTTCCACTTATGAATAATGAGCCAGATACATTAAGATTATTTCTAAATCTACCCGAACCCGATACATCTAATGAGCCGGATATTGTACTATTATCAAGAGATATAAACCCATTACGGGTTACAAATTCATTTGCCATTTACATTGTGCTCTAGTTCACTATCCCTAAAGCCGGGGTTTTGTATAAATATCTAAAATTATATAAAATAAAATCGTTAGATAAAACGAATTATTGATTTTACCGTCCAAATTCCAGCGCCCGTTTGATTCCCTTGTATCAATAAGTTTCCGCCAGATATAGAACCACTAAATGTTAATGCTGTTGTATTTCCGAAGTCGGTTGTAGAATTATCCGTATAATTAACGCTACCTTCGTTCCATATTCCCATAAATTGTCCTGCTCTTGCATTTGCTCCGGATTTTGCAGAGTATTCCATAAATACAGCATCGTATGAAGCAGTTGGTACACTATATATTTGGAAAGTACCTGCTCCAGCGGTTACAGTTCGACGTGTATCGTTTAGAGATATTGCGGAGCTAGTACCAAATGATAGAGATCCGGTAATAATTTGGTCACCACGGAATGTGTTACTTCCGGTTGTAGCGAAAGATGCAGTCTGATTATTGATTACAAAACTACCCGTCTGTGAGTTTAGTACAAATGAACTTGTCTGGCTATTAGTTACAAAACTACTTGTCTGTGAGTTAGTTACAAAGCTTGAAGTTTGAGAGTTTGTAACAAACGAACCGGTTTGCGTATTTGTAATAAATGACCCAGTCTGACTATTAGTTACAAAAGAGCCAGTCTGCGAATTAGTTACAAAGCTTGAAGTTTGTGAGTTTAATACAAAAGAGCTAGTCTGCGAATTAGTTACAAATTGAGAAGTATCAATAGAACTACCGCCAAGTCCGGCAGATGATGTGTAACTTACTAACCCACTTGCCGTATCATATGTTAATACAAATCCCGTATTATTTATAGAAGCTCCACTTAAATATAAAGTAGATGATACTATCAATCCAGTCGAACCACTTATCGTTAATCCATCTGCTTTTAATGTAGTTCCATCGTAAGTTAGTTTTGAAACACCCGCAAAAGCACCTGCGTTATTATATTGTATTTGTCCCGTAGTTCCACCAGGCATAGCAGAACCACCACCCAATGCTGCCGATGATGTATATGTAACCAAACCGGTTGTATTATCATAAGTCAATACATGCCCAGTACCATTTGATATATTTGCTCCGCTTAAATACAATGAGCCCGATATTTGGAATTGCGAACCTGATGCAAATAATAAATTACTTCTGTTTGAGTTATTTAGACCATTACCTATAATAAATGCCCCAATACCAGTAGTCGCTCTATTAAATTGCCCAATTACTGATTGATAATCGCCTATTGCTACCGTCTGTCTACCGGCAGTATGTGAGTATGTTCCGGATGCTATTGTAAAATATCCTTCCGCGTGTGAATAATCTCCATACGCAATACTAGCTAATCCTTCAGCATGCGAAGCTTCTCCGATTGCTTCCGTATTATCCCCTTCAGCATGCGATGATGACCCAATTGCTTTTGCACCAAATCCTTCTACATGTGAGTAATTTCCAGATGATATTGTATCACGACCTTCTGCATGTGAATATATCCCACTTGCTGTTACAGCGAGTCCTTGCTGAAAACTTTGACTTGTATATATAAATCTAAAGGAATCAGTTGCTCCAAATTGGCTTCCACTATTGTATTGAATGAATGTGTCCGATGGTGACGGAGTTCCTACACCACCCCCACCAAATCCAGCCGAAGAAGTATAACTAACTAAACCACTTGCAGTATTATATGTTAATACGAAACCGGTATTGTTTACGACTGCTCCGCTCAAATATAAAGATGCGGATATAATTTGTTCACCCCTGAAAGTATTACTTCCTGTTGTTGCAAATGAACCCGTTTGATTATTCGTTACGAAACTACTCGTCTGTGAGTTTAATACAAAAGAGCTAGTCTGCGAATTGGTTACGAAGCTCGAAGTTTGTGAGTTAGTTACAAATGATGATGTATCTATATTACTTCCGGTGGGTATTGTAATACTACCAGAATTATCCGCTGCTACACCATTTACTCTTAAAACAAATGTTCCATTTTCATTGGGTAAATAGTGGGTTCTATTTGCATTTAATTGTGAATTAGTTATTACAGATGTACTTTCAAATAATCCACCTATACGCATTTCTGTAATTCCGGAGTTCCCTGCTGCTGTTTGTACCTTAAAAAATTCATTAGATTCAAAAGAATTTTTTAACATAATTC